CCGCTGCAACACTGTGCTCGGCACGATGGCCCGCTTGAAGATCGACGAACGCCTCGCGGCCATCAGCGAGAAGCAAGCCGCCGTCGTGATCGCCGCGATCGACGCCGCCCTCGACGCCGTCGACGTGCCACGTGACCGCCGCCCGGCCGCCCGCAAAGCCGCCGCCCGCCACCTCCGCGCCGTACCCAGGAGCGCCTGATGACGGAATGCTCCCGCTGCGGCGACTGCTGCGACCCTGTCATCGTCGTCTTCGATCCGAAAGACCTGGCGGCTGAGAAGCTGGCTGACCTACCCGACGACGCGCCGGACTGGGAGCGGTACCAGTACGAGTTCTTTCGCGACCACTGGACCAGCACGTCCACGTTCGAAGTTGACGAAGGCTTCGGCCGGATCACTGTCCACCGTGTCCAGTGTGACCAGTTCGACCGGGACTCCCGCACCTGTCGTGCGCACGACAGGCGGCCGCAGGTGTGTTCTGGGTTCCCGTGGTACGGCCGCCCTGAGCACGACGTCGAATCCCGTGCGCAGGTTGCCAGCTCGCTGTCGCCACGCTGCTCGTTCAACGCCGACGTTCCCGGACGCCGAATGCTCCCGATCGTGGAGGTCTCTTGATGCTCACGTTCGTTCTGCTGTTGCTGGCCGCGATCTGCTTCGGTGTTCTCGCCGTCGCCCAGCTCGTCACCGCCCCCCGCACGCTGGTGTGGCTGTTGCCGCTCGGCCTGCTGTTCTGGGTGCTGACCGCGCTACTCGGCACCCAGATACCCGCCTGACCGGCCCGTGAGGGGGCGAGATGGATGCCCTCGAACTCGCCGCCCGACAACTCGACGACCTCGTCGAGCAAGGCGACCCGATCCAGAACGGCCGCGACTTCTGGCTGAAAAACGCCAGGCCCAACCAGATCACCCCACCAGGCGACTGGTCCACCTGGCTCGTCATGGCCGGCCGCGGCTTCGGCAAGACCAGGGTCGGCGCGGAAGACGCCGCCGACTACCTCACCGCCAACCCAGGCGTCCGCATGTGCGTGCTCGCGCCGACCATCGCCGACGCCCGCGACACCTGCATCGAAGGCGAATCCGGGCTCCTCGCCGTACTCGAACGGTACGGGTTCAAGGAAGGCGAGAACCTCGTCTGGAACCGGTCCCTCGGCGAACTGAAACTCCCGAACCGGTCGAGGGTGAAACTGTTCTCCGCGGAGAAGCCCGCCCGGCTCCGTGGCCCGCAACATCACCGGGCCTGGGTCGACGAGCTCGCCCAGGTCGTCAAGGACGCCCCTGACGCGCTCGACATGCTCCTGTTCGGGCTCCGGCTCGGCACCGACCCCCGCCTGGTCGCGACCACGACACCGCTGCCGGTGACCGCGGTCAAGGAACTCCTGCGCCGCGAGAACGACGACGTGCACGTGACCCGCGGGTCGACGTTCGACAACGCCGCCAACCTCGCCGGCCCCGCACTGCGCCAGTTGAAGGAACGCTACGAGGGCACCCGCCTCGGCCGGCAAGAGCTGTACGCCGACCTGCTCGACGACCTGCCCGGCGCGCTGTGGCAGCGAGCATGGATCGACGCCGACCGCGTGTGGCGGGCACCCGAACTCGCCCGCACCGTCGTCGCGATCGACCCCGCCGTCACCTCCGGTGAGAACGCCGACGAGACCGGCATCGTCGTCGCCGGCCAAGGTGTCGACGGCCAGTACTACGTGCTCGCCGACCGGACCGTCCGCACCACCCCGCTCGACTGGGCAGGCCGCACCGTCGCCGCCTACCACGACTTCCACGCCAACGAGATCATCATCGAGACCAACCAAGGCGGCGAAGCGTTGGCGACCCTGCTCCGCCAAATCGAACCCGGCCTGCCGATCCGCGAGGTCCACGCGAAGAAGGGCAAGCGCGTCCGGGCCGAACCGATCTCCGCGCTGTACGAGCAGCACAAGGTGCATCACGTCGGCCGCTTCGACCACCTCGAAGACCAGCTGTGCACGTGGGTGCCTGAACAGATCGAGTCGCCGGACCGGATGGACGCGCTGGTGTATTCGCTGCTCGCGATCGCGCAGCCGTCGTTCGCGACCGAGTTCCTGAACCAACTGATGACCACGAAGGGGTGAGGCATGGCGCAGCGTCTCGGTATCCGTCGCCCCCGCGTCACCCAAGTCCCCGCCGGGCGTCTCGTCAAAGCCGTTACCGCCGGGCCGACCGCGCTGCCGGGTGGCTACACCGTCCCAGCCGGATCGACCGTCACTGATGCGACGTCGATGCTGGGGATGCTCCAAGGCCGGACCGCGGGCGCGGTGAACGGTGCGGTGCCGCTGCCACGCAACGACGGCTTCGCGGCGTTGTTTGGTCCGGGTGTGCCGCTGTATTCGTCGCCGTTCAACCAGCCCAACCCGCGTACCGGGCAGGCTGACCCGCGGCAGACCGAATACCCGGTCTCCTACAACATCCTCTCCAACGAGCGGCCGATCCCGTGGTCGACGTTGCGGGGTGCGGCCGACAAGGTCGACATCATTCGGTTGTGCCTGCGGACCCGCAAAGACGAGTTGACGGAGATGGAGTGGGGTTTCGGGTTCACTACCGACGCCAAGCAGGAGCTCGGGATCACGTCCCCGACCGCTGAGACGGCGGCCCGGGAGAAGTTCTCGTCGGTGATCACGAAACTGAAGGCGTTTTGGCAGATCCCGGACCGTACGAATGATCTGTCGTGGCCTGAGTGGTTCGGGATGATGCTGGAAGAGCGGTTCGTCCTTGACGCGCTCTCGATCTTCCCTCGCCAGACTTACGGCGGCGAGCTCGCCTCGCTGGAGATCATTGACGGGTCAACGATCAAGCCGTTGATCGACGAGTACGGCAACCGGCCCGCGCCACCCGCGCCCGCCTACCAGCAATGGCTGTACGGCTTCCCGCGCGGCGAATACACCGACGACGGCGCCTCCGACACGTGGGAAGGCACCGCCGGATCACTGATCTACAAGCCGTACACCAGGCGTACCCAAACCCCGTACGGGTTCCCCGAGGTCGAGCAAGCCCTGATCTCGGCCGACATCTACCTGCGACGCCAGGACTGGATGCGCCAGGAATACACCTCCGGCAGCCTGCCCCGCACCATGCTCAAGATGGACACCGCGTTCGGGACCATGACACCCGACCAGCGGCGCGCATGGGAGATCTCGTTCAACGACACTCTGGCCGGCTCAACCCAGGCCCGGCAAGGTGACTTCACGCTGCTCCCCGCCGGGTTCGATCCAGTACTGAACCCGGACGTCGCCGAACGATACAAGGCCGACTACGACGAGTTCCTCGTCAAGCTGTTGTGCGCGCACATGGCCACCCAGCCGTCCGAGATCGGGTTCACACCCAGCAACGGCCTCGGCGGCGCCGGGTTCAGCGACGCCCAGGAGGACGTCACCTACCGAAAGAGCCTGGAACCGACCCTGCGGTGGGTCATCGGCATCGTCAACTCGATCTCCAAGCAGTACCTCGGGATGCCCGACGAGCTGACCATGCGATTCCTCGGCATGGAGTCCGAAGACGAACAGGTCGCGGACAACGTCGCGCAACAACGCGTCTCCAACGGCCGCATGACCCTGAACGAAGACCGCGACCGCACCGGCCTACCCCGCTACGACTTCCCCGAAGCCGACATGCCCGTCCTGTTGACCGGCCGCGGCATGGTGTTCATCGAAGGCGCCGCCGCGCACGCCACACCAGGCGTGGAGATCACGCCGCCGACCACCCCGCCCGGCGGGCCACCGGCCGACGGTCCACAAGCTGGGTCGGCGCCTCCCGGGCCCCCCGACAACGACGGCGCCGACCCAGGCTCCGAAGGAGACGTCGCCGAGCACGGGCCCAAGACCGCGTCGAAGAAACCAGCCGCCGACAGCGACACAGCCAAGGCGGAGATGGCGGCGTACCGGCGGTGGGCGAAACGAGACCACGCCCGACCCTTCGAATTCACCGCCCTCTCGAAGACTGACGCGGAAGAGTCCGGCGTGGACCTGACCCGGGTCGTGTTCAAGGACGATGATGCCGGGGGGCGAGGATCTGGAGGCGAAACGCCTCCAAGCCCACGACGCAGTGACCGAGAAATACACGCCGGCTATCCGATCCATGTTGCGGGCACTCGTACCTAACCCGGCCGAGGCCGCCCGGAAACTGGTTGCCGACCCCGGGAACGCGCGGGACATCATCGCCCGCGCGATCGCCGACCCTGACTCGACCGTCCTCAACCAACTCTATGACGGCGCCTATCAGGCCGGTGCGACCGCGGCGGCCGATGTGCTCGGCGAGGTCGTTCCAGTACCAGCCACGTTCGAGCTGGATGAGCTGTACGCCACGGGCGAGCAGGTGTGGCAGCGGATCGCGGACTGGACCGGCGACGAGATCGCCACCGCCGTCACCGACGGCCTGAAGGACACCGACATCACGGTGTCGAAGCTGGCCGAGACGATCGGCGACATTCTCGACGACACCGAACGGGCGCGCACCGTCGCACAGACCGAAGTCACCCGGGCGATGACCACCGCCGCGCTCGACACGTACGGCCGGTTCGGGTCGAAGCAGATCGAGTTCCTGTCAGCGAACGACGGCAAGGTCTGCCCGGCGTGTGACGCGAACGAGGAGCAAGGCGCGATCCCGATCGACGGCACGTTCAAGAACGGCATGCCGCCGGTTCACCCGCGCTGCCGGTGCACGGTTCTTCCTGCCAACTGATCACGGAGACAACATCATGGCTGACGCCTACGGCTTCGTGCCGATCACGAAGCAGGAGAAGACCGCCGACGGCACCCTCATCATCTCGGGCAAGGCCACCGACTCGGCCCTCGACCGCGACTACCAGATCGCCGACGAGGGCTGGCTGAAGAAGGCCATGCCGAAGTGGTTCACCGAGGGCGGCAACATCCGCGAGCAGCACGATGCGAAGCGCGCGGTCGGGGTCGCGATCCAGTACGAGGAAAAAGCCGACGGCCACTACATCACCGCCGAGATCGTCGACCCGGTCGCCATCAAGAAGATCGAGAAGGGTGTCCTGCGCGGCTTCTCCTTCGGTGCGAAGAACGCCAAGGTCGTCGTTGACAAGGCCGCGCCCGGCGGCCGGATCGTCGCGGGCGACATTTTCGAGAACTCGGTCGTCGACCGCCCGTCCAATCCGGGCAGCATGTTCACGATCGCTAAGGCTGATTCAACCGGCGAGCTCCAGTTGCTCGAGGAACCGGAGATGGTCGACGCCGAAAAGGGTGACGGCGAAGTCGTGATCACCGTCAAGGGCAACGTGGCCAACCCGTCGATGGTGGCCGAGATCCTGAAGCGGAAGTTCTCGAAGGACGAACGCGACGACGCCGCCGACAAGGGGCAGGCGCTGCCGGACGGCAGCTTCCCGATCAAGAACAAGGCCGACCTCGCCAACGCGGTCAAGGCGTTCGGCCGGGCGAAGGACCCGAAGGCCGCCAAGGCCCACATCATCAAGCGGGCCCGCGCGCTCGGCGCCATCGACGCGCTACCGGACTCGTGGAACATCTCCAAGGCCGACCAGATCGTCGCCGACGTCCGCGCAGCACTCCCCGAGCTGATCGTCACCAAGGACGACGGCAGCGCCTACGACCCAGCCACCGAGGCCGGCGACATCGACAACGCCATGGCCGCGATCTCGTGTATCGCGCGCCTCATCATCTCCGAAGCCGAAGGGCTCGCCGCCGGGCGCATGGAGGAGATCTGGGACATCCAGACCCTCGCCTCGGCAGCGTGCGGGCTTCAGTACTTCGTCCAGTGCGAATCCCAGCAGGAAGTGGAGCTGTCCATGTCCGACGAAACCAAGGCCGACCAGGCCAAGGACGACGCGGCTGGCCAGCCGGCCGCGACCGACCAGACCACCGACGTCACCAAGACCGAAACCGAGACCACGGACAGCACCGAACTGTCCAAGACCGAACTGTCCGACCTGCTCCAGGACGCCATCACAAAGGCCGTCAAGCCCCTCCAGGACGAGCTCGCGCTCGTGAAGGGCGACATGGCGAAGGTGTTGGAAACCCCG